CGTAACATGCGTCTCTATTCCTAAATCCTCCATAAGGCTATCAAATAGATTTCCGTGGATTCTGTTGTTCATATCGTCGCGAAAAATTGTAACCGTTTTCATTTGCTGACTCCGTTTGTTATATCCTGGAATAAATATATATAATTTATCCCATATATGCAAATAAAAAAAGACCCGCCCCAGTTTCCCAGGGCGGGCCGTGGCGGAGTCAACGCCGGTCAAGAATGCGTGTAGCCGTTGGTTTCAATTCCTAACCACATGCCGCACCACGGGACCATGACACAATCCCATCCGGGTTGTACCGTGCGACGGAATTCCAAATAGGATTCGGGCTTGTTCCACTCGCGGTCATACAATTTTTTAAGCGCGACTCGTTGTTCCCTGGTTAGGACCTTGCGCTGGAAGTAGGTCATGCTTGTTCCCCTTCTTCCTCAATCTCATAACGGTAAGCGACACGGGCTATGTAATTATATTCATCGTTACCGCTCAGAATCCGCCAGCCCGTATTGCCGATGGTCTCTTGCCATTTCACGGTTGCAGTTTGCGCGATTAAATCATGTTCATCCGGCGCACACGGATCGCCTTCCAAAAGGACGTTTTTAATCCCTATCATTTGTCCTGATCCTCCGCCCAATTTGCAAGACGCTCAATAACGCGGGTTAGTAAATCGGTTAGCCAATCCATTGTTCTGAATCCTTTATATATCCATTGGCAATAGATTCATCCCAGGCGTCATTGATACGCACGTTTATCAATACCTCCAGTTTTTCCTCAATCCCACCGTGCCAACGTGGCAAGTCTCGCGCGAACGTCCGGGGATAATCGCCATCATTGTAAAAACGATAGTAGGCGTATTTGCCCTTGCGGAAGCTTTCCAGTTTCGGATGTTTCGTTCGTGCTTTCGGCATCACGCGATTATCGAAGTCGAAGACCTCATCAATGATACGATGCAGAACCTCCACCCGGCGCTCCTGCAAGCCGTCATGATTCCAATAGCTTTTCATGACAAACCATCCCCGTCGAAGCCCTCAATGATCGTTGTCGAGCAATCCCAGTCGAGGGTAGCTTTGTGCAACTGCTCATCGTAGATTTCGTCCGACCTTTCATCGATAACGAAGCTTAGAGCCTCGTTATAAGTGAAATGCACCGGAACCTCGCACTCCGGTTCCCATGTCTCAATCCGCTCTATGCGAAGCCGGATTTTTCTCATCTCTTCCATAATCTTTGACTCCTAATTGATGTATAGGATTTCTCTTATACACTAGCCGGAGGTGAAAGCAAACGAAAAATTCCTTCCCAATCATACGGGTTTTCAAACACCCTTATAGGTTCGCAATCAGAAAACTTTTCCAGGCGGAGGTCCACAACGTCGGCGGCAGCAAAAACGTTGATATTTAAATTGGGTTCACGGACCACTACAAAAGAATTGCTATGCGCGTGTCGAGATAGCCAAGCGCATTGATGCGGCGATAGGTCAACCCTGGATGCCCGCCGCTTTACAACCTTCAATTCTATAAAACTGAATAAACCGTCCTCATTGCATAACAGGACATCGGGGACACCAGGGGTTGCCCAGGATTCTAAGCGCGTTGTTTCAATCTTTCTTTTTGTTTTTCTTAGTCCGTCGCTTAGAAGCTTCCAAAGCCCTGCCTCTCGATTCAGCGCCTTCGTCGGCATTTGATTCTTTGACTTCGACGGCTTCGACTGTGATAGTCGGTTCATAAGAGTTTCGAATTCGTTCAAGTTCCTTCTCCACGTCATCACGGCTCATTTGATCAATGCTGCCATGCCGGATTTCAGATTTACTGACATAAATATCGCCCTGCGCTTGCCCGCGCCGATACTCCGCTTGAACCGCCGCGCTGTACGCGCCTTCTTCCAACGCCTTATCACGGATTATCTGAAGGTCCCGTATGTGACGTTTGTAATCGACACCATACTTTTCATCCAATTCCGACCTATAGCGTTTGATTGCAGCCACGACATGCGGGCAATGGTTCTCGTTCGTCAGTTCGTATGCCCTGGTGTGAGCACTAGCCGCCGGATACCCTGCACGGATAGCGGCCTCTCGCATCGTTATCAGGCCGTCATTTGACACTAATTCTTTGACGAATTTCTCTTGTCGGCGTGTCATCTTCTTTTCACGCCTTAAAGCCAATTTATTGTTTGTTTTCAACGCTGTCCCACCTCTGTCCCACCAAAACGCCTCAAAAGGTTAACAAAATTTCTTCACTTTTAGTTATTCCAAGTTAAAATGTCAATAAGACACTCTATTTAAACTGTAAATAACTAAAAATCGTCCCATAACCCGAAAACAGCCGGGACAGTTGGCGGGACACCAAAAAAGACAAAAAATCCTTTATATATAATACGTTATATATACCGTCCCACCTGTCCCACCAATCCCACCTTTTGAATCGAGAAAATTATTTTTTTAAATTTATAAAATTGACACTTATAGAGGGATTTGCGGGACACTTTTTGAAACCCTTTGAGCGAACCCGTGGCCGGGTTGTTTTATGCAGCTTCCTTAGAAACTTCTTCGTAGTGTATTTTTGCAAAGGCTACCATTTTGTGCAGCCTCTCTAGGATCTCATTCCAAGAGTAGCAATGGTGACACTCTGATAGTTCGTGCTCCCATCGTATCGCTTCGTTTTCAAGCTCATCGCTCATTTGAACCCACCAGAACCCTCCGTCAGGTTCGCCGCTGTAGTTCTCATACTCAATCCTGAAATCGAATTGAGGATGCTGTTTGACGATCTTCTTGCACTGGTAACGTATCGGGTTCGACTTAGACTTGGGCTTGCTAACGTCCATAGAAGGCCGTGTAACGTGGTCCGAGGTCAGTTCGTAGACCTCCGCCACCCTTGCCCTACGTTTGACCTGTTCGTGCTTTACGGACACGATGCCCAGGCTTGCTATCCTCCCGCACACGTAACGGTTACCACTGATCAACTGCCAGTGCCAACCTGCGACGACCAGGAACACGCGATCTGCGCGAGTGCCGTGTGTAAGCCGCAGCCAGTGTGCCAGTGTAATGCCGTCCCGTCTGTTGAAGCGCGTTTGGCCTGGAGAAGGCACGTGATGCATTTCGATGTTACAAGCTTTCAGGGCTCGTTTCACTTCCAGCGTAGACGTTCCTTTGACGGATCGTTTACCGCTTTGCATACGGATGAGCCGTGCAGCCTCACCAGTGGTTAGGCTAGTTACTGCCGATATCACGGATGGACCGCAGTACCGGTTTTTGTCTGTCCCGTGGTTCACGGGACCTAATTTGAGTTTCGCCATCGTTGACTCCTTTTTACTATCGCTCTTAATACTCCGGCCACTTTTCAGCGCCGACGATTTCTGCAATCTCGTTGAAGATGCGTGTCATGTTGCCTTCGCGCTTGATGCGGCGCTCCTCTTCTTTTTGCCAAGAAGCGGTGCCAGCCGTTGACAACCAGTTTCTGCGTATGAACGCAGCGTCACGGAACTCTAGCTCTTTAGTGAAGCGAGCCATCAATTTCGCGACTTTGAGTTTCTCTTTGTCAGTCATGTCTCTTTCCTAATCTCAAGAGGCCACGGGCTCACTCAAAGGGTTTGTTCACACATCAAGAAGAGGGAGGGGGGGGCTTACGCCCGCCCCCAGAACTTCTCCTCGGCCCTTGCCATCATGACATTGACCCCCCAGAACTTCTCTTCCTCAACCACTTCTGGTTTGAGGTCCGGCGAGTGAGACCGGATGTAATCGGCCTCTCGTCTCGCCAGCAGTTCTGCCTGGGGATCGTCTTCCGGCCAGGACCTTGTTCTCAACGGAACCCCGTCGATGGGGCAGTTGACGTAGACCGTAAAGCAGCGCATAGCCACCTCCATAGGTTGACGTGGAAACAAAGAACATATTCAAAATGTAAAATAGCGGAAAGGCGTTCGCCCCTCTTTAACTATAAGAATTATCGCATACAAAGGTTAACAAAAGGTTAACAAACCAAAAAAAGTTGTGGATAACTTTCACTTTTCTGTGGATAACTTTAGAACGAATCGGAAACAGAACGTAACAAGAACGGAATTTTAGTGCTGGTGAGAGGAACACGATTTCTAAATCCCTTTCTCGCTAGGGTACTCTCGCGCCCTCTCTAACGACTTCAGTAGCCGACACTATCCAGTGTGAGTCCTTTGTTTATGAGTGCTACCTCACTTCTCATCATCGCAGTTGGTCTGCTGACTAGTCCCTGCTACAGGACACGTTCGGTCTTGCTCCGTGAACCGTTGTTCGATGCCTTCCGGCGTCTCTGTAATCCGCCTCTCAATCTGGCACCCGAAGCAGTAATAATATTTCGTTTCCCCTATCTGATACAAAAAATCCTCTATTCCGCCGCAGTTCTGGCACTCTTCACTTTGGTCCATAAAAAATGTGGCTCCCTATGCGCCGTCTAGCTGCGAACTGTTTGGCCCATAGAGGCTTGACGTTGACTGTGTGGTAGTGCGTGACGTTTTCCATGCCCACCAGCATGACCTGACCTTCAATAACAATCGTAGACAGGCTCTGGGCCATGGACCATGCACGGTGGTCTTCTGGATCTTCGGGCTTGCCGTCGCAGAAAAAAGTGAACTGGCATTGCCACTTCCGCAACCGGCCATCGCTAAGACGGCCCTGGCGGACGACGCCGCAGACGGTTGACGGGTAGCCTGGGTGATCGACGCGATTGCGGATGACGACGCCCACGGCCAGCATTCCCCGCCAGCCCTCGCCACGCGCTTCAAAGTACATGGCCTCTGCCATGCACGTTTGTGGGTCCGCCTGGGCTTCATTTGGAATCAGTAGTGCAGCCAGGAGTAATAGTCTCTTCATCTGCCTTCTCCCCATCGCAGCAGTCGTAGACAACACGTCGGCATACAGGACATTCCAGGTGCGACCTGACCATCTCCAGTCGGGTCCATTGGCCGCACCATGGACATGTCATAGGTTCAGTCATTTAAAAGATTTTCTCGGTGGAATTCGCGGATTTGCTCTTCGCTGTAAAAATTGTATTTTTCCGTGGCGTCGTCATCTACGAGAAGATGACTGTATTTTTGCCTGGATTTGACGATAAGCTCACTTTCTGCGGCGTCGCAAAAAGTGTGATCAAAGATTTCCAGTATCTTGCATTCCTTAAACATTTCGCGAACTTGCTCTTCGCTGTAGGCGTGAATGTAATGGTAAACCCTCGCGGCCACTTTTCCAGAGACACTTGGTTCTGGAAGATTAACCATCGTTTCGACGTAATATCTATTCATGTAACTTTCTCCCTTTAACTGTATAAGACTTATCCCATACAGAAGAGGTTGTCAAGTCACTTCACTTTACCACATGTTTGGCAAGAAAGGCATGGCACAGGGCGCGGAGGCTTCTCTCCCCAGGCTTCATGCGACTGAGATGGTTTGACGCCTCTCGTATAAGTCGCTCCCGGACGGCTTCCGGTAGCGGTGGTGTTTTGATAATTTCACTCATTGGTTCAAAATCCATTTTACGTATATGGTCCAGGCTTATAGTCGTCGATTACAGACTTTACCTGGATGTACCCTAAATAACTTTCATCAAACTCAACAAAATCATAGTTTTCTTTGTGGGCTTCAAGAGCATCTTTTATGTACTTTAGAATCCTCTTCTTGGTTCCTTTCCCCGGCGCATATTCCGGTTCCCCGTCTTCATAGTCTATGTAGACTTCAAATTTATATTGAAAATATGACACCAGTCTGACTCCTTAAACGTATATGTCCACGCTCTTGGGTGCGTTGACGATTTGCAGTTCTGATTCTTCTTCATACTTCAAACAGAGACTGCTTTTGTATGGGTTTTTCTTGGGCAAGGGCCGGGAGCCCTGACGATACACGTCAGGGTCCGGTTCCTTATATCGCAGAAGCGTGAACATCACTTGGTCCGCGTTTCTTTCAGTTTCTTCTCCCGCCGGATGGCGGCATTACTGGACCCTGGTACGGGCTTCTTGAACGCACCAACAACGGCTTCGCGAACGTCGTCCTCGCCGAGCGCGTTTTTAATGTTGTCGGTGATGTCCACCTCTTCGCCGTCAGGGCGCATTACCACAAAACTAGGCATCGTCGTCTCCTTCTTTCCATGTGACCAACTGGTCACGTTTTGCCGGACCATGGAGCGTGACGACACCTTTGCCGTCACTGGTCCAAGCGGTAATTTTCTGTTTCCTTTGAATCTTTGGCGTGTGCCGGGGTGCGATACGATGGTATCCGCGTACCCACATGACAAACTTTTCCCAGAGGCCAATCATTTCTTCAGCTTCCAAAGAATGAAGGGTTCGCCGCAGGGCTTATCGCCGTCCATGCATTGGATTGGGATGGCCTTGGACCGTGGGTCAAGCTTTTGCTTGCCCGTATAGTGCCAAGTGTAGCCTTGTTCGCGTTCCTTGGCGGCTTGTCTAAAGAAGTCGGCGTTGTCCACGCCGAGCAAAATGACGGGTATCAATACGAGTGCGATCATCGTTCTATCTCCATCCGATAAATTTTTTCATCCAGGGCGGCAGCTTGTTCTTCAAGGTATTGAATTCTCTCTTCCTGATGTTGAGCCTGTGAAGGATCTGGGTCACGCAAAGACCTTAGACGGTCGATCCTTTCAACCATGGAGTTAAATCGTTCCTCTAAGAAATGCAGAAGCAAAGATTGCTTTTGTATGTTCTCGACAAATGCCTTGGCTTTTTCTTCGCTGCCAAAATGGACGACGCGCCCGTCTCGCTTAATGCGGTTGCCCTCGGGCGTCATTGGCACCCACCAGCCCCCTTTTGGCCCGTTCAAGACAACCTTATAGCCGTTCTCATAACGGTAGCCGTCGCGCACTTCTTCCCATCCTCTGTTCACTTTTCAAATCCTTTCAAAATCCAGTCGCCGCGCTCTACTTCGGCTTTGCAAGACGTGCAGACAAGCGCGTCCCAATCCAGATGTCCAACATCTGAACTACTTTTGCATCTCGGGCATGTAATGGGGAGGGGCCAGTAGGCGGTGGGGTTGTCGAACAACCGCTCCATGTCGCCTAACGTGAAGCCACGGCTCTTATTAAGAAGGGCGTCGGTTGCGCCGTATTCACCTTTTTCTTTGACTTCAAAGCGGTCAAAGAAGGCGTCGAACATGTCTTTGTACCAACCAGGGGAAATCATACGTCCAACTCCATCTGGTTGAGTGCATTTAACGCCGTATTGACGTTAGTGGTAGGGTAACAGGCGTAGGCTTTCAGCTTTTTGTTCCAGACGTGAGCAGTTTGCCCACAAAACTGTCCAAATTGCCCAGTGAGGTTCTGGATCACCAAAATTTTATCACCGTGCCGTCTGTCCGCGCCGTTAAGCCTGATTATATTCATCAGTTGATCTCCGTCTTATAGGTTTCACGGATGGCGTCGGCCTTCTCCGTCCAGATGCGCTTGAACTCGGGATCGTTAGCCCGTGCAGCGGCACTCTCGCACCGCGCTACCCGGCCCATTTGATTGACCATGCGGATGTTCTGAAAGAACTCTTCCAGCAAGTTAATCTCTGACATTGACGAATCCTCCTGTTAAACTGATCCCATATGTATGGGATATTCTAGGAGTTGTCAACTAGTTTATTAAGGGAGGGTCTTCGTCATCGTTTGGGCAGTAGTCACAATGCTGTTGCACCATGTCAAAAATTGATGTCGTACACCACGGACAAAAGCTTACGGGGCATACACCAAAATAACCAAGTATGCCGCCCTCACCGTCAACGTCGAAATCGCAGTCACATATAGAACACTTATTTAAGGGAGCCCCGGAGGTAGAAGACACAGGGAGGTCATCTTCCACCTCCGGGGAGGTGATGCGCGTTAAAAACTCTGCGAAAGGAGTCAACAAACGAAGAGCCAGGGGATGCCGGATAACGCGCATCTCTATGGATATTCTCTTTTAGAACAACTAATCAAACTTGGCAACGTCGTTTCCCCATGTCGTCCAGCCTGTCCTACCTGTTCTAGCAAATAATTCTATCTTAGATGTATCACGTCCCATCAGGTCATCAATCTTTTCTGCAATCTCGTCAGGCTTCCTTGAATGCTCCCGCCTGGGTGATACGACAAGACGCCGGACGGACTTAGAGACGCGCTTCGGTTTGCCTCGCGTACCCAGAAGGCAAAGTTCCGGGTTAGCCCTGGTCCAGTAACCGAGACCCGTAAAAAAATCGTTTTCTGTCCATAGCGTAGGAGGGGCGCTCTTGTTCAGTTTGGCCCAAACAAAGGCTATCGTTTTAAACTTGAAGCCCCACGCTTCCATAAGCTTGAGACCCTCTGGTAATAAGGGATCCGTCACCCACAAAAACAAAGCGCAGTTATCGGCAGCTATGTCAGAAACAGGAAGCGCACGGATGTCTGCAAGGCTCATGCAGTCGTAATGTTTTTCGGGTGAGCGGTCCTTGCCCT